GGCCTCCTGTGGACACTTCCATGACCTCTTGTGTCCACTTTACAGTCTAACCTACGCTTATGACTATAAGCTATGTCCCTCATTAGTGTTGTATTTACACAACAGCCTATCTTAGTCCATAACTTCCTTGATTCATAAGGTCTTTTTAGTTACTTTAAGGGCTTTCCTCTATTGACTTTTTTGTGTACTTAGGAGGCTCCGTCAAAGTAATTCACTAGAGCCATAGGTATCCCCCCTATCAAGATACACTAATGACTCATTGGTCAGTAACAAAGTGTTGTATAGACACAACAGTACTCATAAGTGTTGTATAAAAGAGACAGTGTAGGGCAATGAAGCACCCACTAAGGGTAACTACGTAGGTAATTCTACCTATTAAGCACTACTATCAAGCACTACTAAGGGTAAACACCTAGACTATCAAGTGTGGTAGAAATACAACAAAGCTAGCGTGTCAGTTACTTGTAAGCAAATCTGCACCAATACAGTAACAAGTTATCCACAATGTATTCATCTCAGTGCAACGTCAGTGCATCTGTGCACATTTTAGGTGCATAGTATCTGTGGTATTAATACAACACATAGTCTATAAGTATTAGTTTACTTGTCTATCTGCTGACACTAGATAAATAAGTACTACATATTCTAAGCTGGCATAGATAGTGCTATATACAATGTATCATCAACGACACTTTAAAGGTTTCACAATGTCTAACAAAGTAACTGATACAATTAGCTATATCCTAGGGTTTATCGCTATCCTAGTTGTATGGCTAACCGCTTAAACTAGTCACTGTCTCACAATCAACACGTTAAAGATCAACGCACAATGTCTACATTCAAAAAGTCAAAAAATTTACTGTCTATCAGTGCCGATAGCAAAACAATCAAGGGTGAGAAAATCGGTTACTTAACTGGCATTCTCTATCTAGCACCGGCTAACACTACAAAGTACAACACTTGTTCAATGGCACATAAAGCACAATGTGCCGTGGCATGCCTTTACAGTGCCGGACGCGGGGCTTTTAACAATGTGCAACAAAGCCGGATAGATAAAACACTGTATTTCTATGAGGCACGTGATGAATTTATGGCTACATTGTTTAAGAATATCAAGGCACTGATCAAAAAGGCAGAATCTAAGGGTCTTAAGCCACTAGTTCGATTGAACGGGACGTCCGATATTCGCTGGGAGAATGTGCCTTTTGAGGGCGCCACTATCTTTGAAGCGTTCCCGAACGTTCAATTCTATGATTACACTAAGGACGCTAATCGTAAGGACCTACCTACAAACTATGACTTAACATTCTCATACAGTGGCGTCGAATCGTTCAAACCTTACGTATTCAAGGCACAATCAAAGGGTATGCGCATGGCGGTAGTTTTCCGTAAAGAATCTACCATACCTAATACATTCAAGGGTATCAGTGTCGTTTCCGGTGATAACAGTGATGTGCGACACTTGGATGATCAAGGGGTTATTGTGGGCTTATACGCTAAAGGGGCCGCAAAGCGTGATCAAACCGGCTTTGTCGTTAACTAAGGGGCTAACTATGTATAGAATTCAAGCGCACAATTTACAGTCTATGCGAATAGAAATTTACAGTATCCCGTCGTATGAATATCAAAGGCTTATGTCTAAGCTTAAGAATACGGGCCTATACGGGTTAATTGAGGCAGAGTATATAGCTAGATACTAAGCCGGTTAAAACTACACTGTAAGCCCTTAATGCTAGGGTTTACGGGGTAACTTTGCCCTTCATTCTCTTAAGGATCAAGACTATGTTAGTGTTCAATTACGAATCTAAAAAAGCCCTCAAAGAACACGTGGGTAAACCCTTACGTTACATTGAAACGTCCATGTTCGGTCCGGAATATCGGGACAATGGTATTTTGACCGGTGCGAATCGTCCTCACATTACCGGTAAAGGACGTGAATTCTTTGCGAATGTGACAATGGAAAACGGACTGATCAAAGGGGTGAAATAACATGGGATGGACCTTCTTTAATGCTAGTGGCAAACCTAGCGAAATCTTAACCCGTGAATTCACGCAAGTGCCTAATGCTCAGTATGCTAGCGAATTCAAGGTATTGGATCAGTCTATGCGCGGGCGCGTATGGTATGGCGTCATTCAATCAACAAACCCTGAAGGGATAAAACGGGTTTACGGGATGATATGCCTTTGGACCTTGCGTAGGGGTGAATTTGGATATAAGGAATTAGGCGAAGATATGGGTCCATATTACCATGATGCACCTTTACGCATTGTTAACCTATTGGACAAACTAAGCCCTAATGAATGCGGGTATAACCTTAAATGGCGTCAGGGCGTGCGTGATCACCATGCTAACATGAAACAGAAACGTAAAGGGGTTAAATAATGGCTAAGCGCAAACCTACACTAAAAGAGACAATTCAAGATTCGTATCTCGAATACGTCAATGACTATTTGACGATAACGACCTTCGCAGAGCATAAGGGTTTAACCTATGATGAAGCGAATGATCTGATTCGCCTAGGACGTCAGCTACATGAAAGAATTGTCGAAGAGAATAAACAATTCATGAAAGAACACTTTCAAATTATCCATATTGGAGGATGACACTATGATGAACAATCAGGAATTTATAAGCCTTGAGCGCCGATTGTGGGCCGATGGTAACCCTTTGGCTGACGAATTGGTGTCTACACGTGACGAGTTATTGTATTTGCTCAAAGAAGCTAAAAAGGTAATGCAAAAGTATTCACCAGCGATTAACTCACTATCAGCTGCGGATGACTTGGACTATTTCCGTGAATGGGACGAGTTCGGAGATGCTTTGGACAATTTAACCTATGACTTAGGTGAGTGTTTAACGAACGGAAGGGTGACAGAATGACTGAAGCAAAGTTTTTATATCTGTTTGAACGTGGGCAATTAGACTGTGAATTTGCCATGTTTATCAGTGAGCGCTATGATGCATGGTCAAAGGTTAAAATGCTCTCATATTGGGAGGATCATGACGCATACGATGACTTCAAGGACCATATGGTAACATCGACACTACTGCAAGACACCTATTTTGGTGGTATTGACCCTTTGGCGGCTTTCCCGTCTATCTTTGGTGGGAGTATGACTAAATGACAATGGTTATCATCCTATTTGCAGTTGACTTAATCTTGGAGCATGATCTGTGGTAAAAATACAACACACTTGGCCTTTCCCGTGTAAAGATTTCCCTTTGACACCATGGACACCTGAACAACAGAGAAAGTGGGCAGAGGAACAACTCAGGAATGTCCCTGAAAGCCCTTTATAGGGGCTACAAGGCCTCTAATTTCATCAACCAATACCCTGAATAGGGTGGAGACTTAAAATGCACTGTAACTGCTGTGATCGTTTACTGACTGAGTTCGAAGCTACTCGCCGTAACGCCAATACATTCCAGTTTATTGACTTATGTAAAGTTTGCTTCGAGGATGTGAAGCCATTTGTGCCGACCATTGATAGAAAAGACCTCATAAGTGAAGCTGATTTGGATGAGATTGATGATGATATGGACACCATGGGCGATGGAGTTTCCCTAGAAGACATTGATGCACTATATAGCTATGTAGTAGACTCTAATGACACTTGGGAGTAACTATGCAAGTTAACTTCTATGTAAATACACTATTTAAGATACTACTTAATAAAGTCATACTAAGTAGTCTTAAAAGTAAAAGGGGGCAATGATGAACAAAAAGACTAGCTTTGAGCTTCTTACCGAAGACGATAAGAACAATGTCGATCAAGAAGAAGCGTTTTACTACCATACGATCAACGCCTTTGCCGCTTTGATTGTGTTGTATGGATACGACAAGGTCATTAAGGACTTAAAACTGAAGATGAAAGAGAGACCATAATGATTGTCTCCCTATGTGTAATTGTCTTAACTTTGATAAAGGTAGCATTGAAATGAACGGAACTGCAACATTAATTTATGACTTGTCTAAACCAGAGCAGGTAATGGCTCATAAGTACGCTCTGAAGGGTTTAGAGGCCTGTCAGATGCTTGAAAGTCTCAAAGCTGCTACGGCAGGCTACCAAGCGTACAAGGGGCTGTCTGAGAGCGTTCTAGCGGACATCATTCAGGACTTGTCTAAATGGGAAGACGTTAAGCTGTGACAGGCTGGCGTAAAAGAGGAGCAGGTAATATGTCTACACATGGTGATGGTGGTAAAGGTTCAGGAAGACGTCAGGAAGACGTAAGCAAGATCAATGAGAATTGGGATCGTATCTTCGGTTCTAAAGTAAGGAGCAAGACAATGGATGAATACACGTGTAACTCTGATTACAGTGATGATGTTAATGAAGATGGTGAGGTAATCTGTACCATTTGCGGAACAGAGATGTCTCCTACAGAGCATGGTAGATGGCTACATTGTGATATCTGTGGGAATACTCGGGACTTCGATGAGGATGATAGTAACTATGATTAAAAGCGTAAAGGACGTGAAGTCCGTACACATTGAAGGATGCTGGCCTTACCAGTACGTTGCACCTCTGAGCTACCAAGCTCGATCACAAGAGGCTAGAGACAAACGTAATGCTAAGAAACGTGAGGACAGGCTACGATTGAAGTCAGCTACAGTCAAGACAACTGACGGTAAGAAGCTGGTGAAGTTACCTGTTTACAACATGGACATTGACTTCTGTGAAAGGCTTAACAATGAATCTCAAAGTCGCTTCTAAGTTCATCAAGCACGTAGAGTGTGCTAAGTGTGGGTCTAGCGATGCTAATTCCCTCTACGATGACGACCACCAGTACTGCTTCGGCTGTAATACGTACACACGTGGTGATGAAGACTTACAAAATGTAGGTACTTATCAACAATCTCCTACAAAAAGTAAGGTATTTACAATGAAGACAACAGGTGAGCCTAAGGCTATCGTAGACAGAGGTATCTCACGGGAGACTTGTGAGTACTTCAGTGTTACACAAGCGGATGGTAAACACTACTACCCTTACTTTGATGAAACAGGCGCTAAAGTAGCTGAAAAGATTCGATCTGTAGAGAACAAGACATTCTCAATCGCAGGTAATTTCAACAAAGCTACTCTCTTTGGTCAGTCCTTGTTTCAAAAAGAGGGTAAGTACATCACCATCGTTGAGGGTGAACTAGACGCCCTTGCAAGCTATCAACTTACTGGATCAAAGTGGCCTACTGTTAGCATCCGTAATGGTGCTTCAGCGGCTGTTAAAGACTGCAAGGCTCAGTATGAGTACCTAGATAGCTTCGAGACTATCGTGATCTGTTTTGACGCTGATGAAGTGGGACAGAAGGCAGCTAAGGAAGTTGCTGAGTTGTTCGGGAATAAGGTTAAGATTGTTAAACATTTAAAGGAGTGCAAAGATGCCTGTGATTACCTCTCTAACGGACGAGGAGCTGAATACGTTAACCAGTGGTGGAGAGCTGAGAGTTACGTACCCGATGGGATCATCCAAGCCTCAACACTTTGGGACAGCGTATCTTCACCTGAACCAGTCGCAGAAGCCTTCTATCCCTTCAAAGGACTCAATGAGCTGTTATACGGTTTACGATCAAGTGAACTCATTACAGTTACAGCTGGCTCGGGCCTTGGAAAGAGTCAGTTCCTTAGAGAAATCCTCTATCGAATCCTCGAAACAACCAAATGGAATGTTGGAGGCATGTTCTTGGAAGAATCCGTACGTAAAACTGCAAGGTCAATCATGTCCTTACATGCAAACAAAAAGCTGCATCTCCCCGACACCCCTGTCACTGAACGAGAATTGAAGGAGGCATTCGATGCTACTCTGGGTACTAATCGTGTTTTCCTGTTTGACCATTTTGGTAGTCTCGCCATTGATAATGTTCTCAACCGAATCCGCTATATGGCGAGGGCTTGTGACTGTCGTGTGGTTTTTCTCGACCATATCTCTCTCGTTGTCTCTGGTATGGATGGGAATGATGAGCGCAAGTCTATTGATGTCTTGATGACTCGCCTACGTACATTGGTACAAGAGACAGGTATTACCTTGATCTGCGTATCACACCTTAAACGCCCTAACACTGACAAGGGACATGAAGATGGTTCAGCGGTATCCTTATCTCAGCTACGTGGCTCTGGTGCTATTGCTCAGTTGTCTGACGCTGTTATCACTCTGGAGCGAAACTCCATGAGTCAAGACGCTGATGAACGTCACACAACTAAGGTAGCAGTGGCTAAGAACCGCTATAACGGACTCACTGGGCCAGCTTGTTCACTCAAGTACGATATGGACACTGGACGTATGGTAGAACTTTTAGGAGTAGCAGGATGACCGACGAACAACTACAGATTGCAATAGATAAAACCCTTGCGATGGCTATGTCTGTAGAAGGTGGATATAAACACGCCAAGTTTAGGGATGATGCACATGCACATCTTAAAGATCTTTTTAAGATCCAAGCCCTTCGTGCAGGTCTTCCTACTCAAGTTGGTTTAATACGCCCGGGTTCATATCAGGAGATCAAATGATTGAAATGATTATCGTAGGGACTATCGGTGTAGGATACTCTGTTGTAGGAGTGCTACAGTGGCTCAAAGGTGACATGGGAGCTGGTATCATGTGGTTAGGATACTCATTTGCCCAGATCGGGCTATTCTTGAACTTGAAGTGATTAACACAATGAAACGTATTGCTATTGACATCGAGACCAATATGGCGCATGACGTCATCCATCTCGCTGTTACGCAGGACATTGACACAGGAGAAGTACGTGTATGGAAAGCTCAAACAGGCCTTTGGGACTACTTAAAGGACGCTACGTTGATCGCAGCCCACAACGGGGTCGGATTCGATTTCAAGATCCTGAACAAGTTATGGGGGACGAAGATTGGATTGAGGCAAGCGTACGATACATTGATAGTGTCAAGGCTACTAGAGCCAACGAGGGAGGGCGGTCACAGTCTAGACGCATGGGGACAAACTCTAGGCGTAAGGAAGCTGGACTACAAGGCAACGTGGCAGTGGATGATGAACAGAAGGGAAGAGTATGACGGTGAATGTTTTGATAACCCTCTTGACGTTCTCCTTGAGTTTTATTGCTCTCGTGATGTGTTTGTTCTATGCAGTCTATATCAAAGACTTTCAAATGATTGTACTAAGCTCGGGTTTTCTAGCGATAGTGTCAAACTTGAACATGAAGTTGCTTCAATCCTCTCTAAACAAGAAAAGAATGGGTTCAAACTAGACATGATTCACGCTACTTGTCTTCTCTCTGAACTCAAAGGGAAGATGAGCGCTATCAATGACAAGATGCAGGAGCTGTATCCACCATACGAGGTTGAGCGTATCTCTGAGAAGACAGGGAAGATTCTCAAGCCTGAGCTGGTGGTGTTCAACCCTGCCTCACGTCAACAGATAGCTGAGAAGCTTATTGGCCTTGGGTGGAAGCCTAAGAAGTTCACTGAGCCTACAGCTAATCACCCTAAAGGGCAGGTTATCGTAGATGAGGCTACGCTGATGTCTCTGAAGTATCCTATCGCTCAGTTGATTGCTGAGTACATGATGCTCGGTAAGCGTATCGCTCAGATTGAGTCTTGGTTAGAGGTTGTAGCTGCTGACGGTAGAGTTCACGGTAGAGTCATCACCAACGGTGCTGTAACAGGCCGTATGACTCACATGAAGCCTAACATGGCACAGATCCCTAACTCAGGCTCACCTTATGGCCCTGAATGTCGTCAGTGCTGGACAGTGGAAGAAGGTAACGTATTGGTTGGAGCTGACGCTAGTGGCCTAGAGCTGCGTATGTTGGCTCACTACATGGGGGATGAAGGGTATGTTAAGACAGTCACCGAGGGAAGCTCTAAGGACGGCACGGATGTCCACACGGTTAATCAAAAAGCAGCCGGACTACAAACACGTGACCAAGCGAAGACATTTATCTACGCACTTCTATACGGGGCGGGTCCATCAAAGATTGGCTCGATTGTCGGTGGTAGTGCTCAGGCTGGACAAAAGCTCGTCGATTCCTTTCTTAAAGGGACTCCCGCATTGCAGCGTCTACGTAATAAGGTATCCGTGGATGCGTCCAAGGGCTGTGTACCCGGGCTTGATGGTCGTAAGATTTGGGTTCGTAGTGAGCATGCAGCACTCAACAGCTTGCTTCAAGGGGCAGGCGCTATCGTCATGAAGAAGGCTCTTGTC